CTGAGTGATGAAACGATATCCCCAACACTAACAGATTTAGTTTGGGTTATGTATCCAATGTAAGAGGCAGTTATGTCAAAAGTACCCGTACCGGTTTCGATGGTGAATTTACCTTCATCATCTGTTACTCCACCGTTCTGCGTACCCTCAACCACAACATTTGCTCCTACAAGTGGTTTCTCTCCTTCACCAACAAATCCAGTCACGACTTGTCCGAAAACAACCCCAACCATCATCATTGTTGAAAGAATTAGATTACGATAGTTCATAGTAATCTCCTTGTTTCATTTATGAAATAGCACATTTTTCTACAGGTGTGCTGTCTGCCTGTCCGCTTTTTATTAATTTGCATAATCTTGATCATCATTATCACCAGTCAATGGTGGTACTTCACAACTGTCATTATTACAGAACTTATCTACATCAGCCTCTTCATTCTTAATAACACCGAAAGATAATTTACCTAACTTACCTACCATCGTATTATATTCATCCTCTGTAATAGCCTCATATGGCATCTGTTTATAAGCTCCTAATGGATGTCTTGGTAATAAACTAATACCCTTTAATTTATACTGAAAGTAATTCAATACGTGTGGAAGTTGATTTTTCTCCGTTTCAGGATCGAATGTGGCAGTACAACTAACCTGATTATCAGCCCAATGTCTCTGTAAGAAAGCAGCTAAACTGAATTGTTCCCAAATCGAAAGTTCAGCTGCAGTTCTTATACCCTCTCCGACATCCACCGGCACCTCAACAACCATAGTTGTATCTTCCGAACCAAATGCTGGTTCTAATGGATAGTTAGCTTTCTTTAGTGGTTCTAATAGTTCTGAGTGTTTTGATAGTCTCATTCTCCTAATGTAAAACCTTGACTCTGGATAGTGCATACCTGGAGTAGCACCAACCAATAATGAAACGGTGCCAGAAGGTTTAACTGAAGTAGTCTTAATAGACTTTGGTACAGCAAACCAATCAGAGTATTGATTATCCCATTTCTGAATAGTATCATATCCTTTCTCCAACCAGTTCTGTAGTTCACCCATTCCATTTCTGGTGATAAACTGAGCTACTCCGCTTACAGAACATCCTATTCTTCTGTTTCTTAACATAACCCTATTGGTTTCAGCCCAATGAGTTCTCCCTAATGTAACCGTTTTAGCATATAAATATGCATACTTCAAAGTTCTTTGATAATCTTCTAATGAGTCGTGATTTGCTGGAAATGTTTCTACCAAGCAACATAGTTCGTATGATTCAAGAGATTGTTCTAAACAAGGATTACCACCCATAACCCTATGGTCTTTATTATCCCCACCATTTTTCATACGAGAATATTTTTGCATATTATCTAACCAAGCAAAACCAGGCTCACCATTATCCACAATCCTTTTACACACATCAGTATAATCCATGCCAAGTTCGGCATATATACTATTATTACTTGTCCATCCATATTGCTCCCTATGTGGGTTAACTTCATAGTTTTTTAAATCTAAATATTCCTCATCATGCGGATCACCAAATACAATTTCAGCAGTTCTTCTTACATTACCTGCTACAACACACTTACCGATTAGGTTCATTATGTCTACGATTGTTGTTATTGATATTGGCTCACCACTATTTTTTTCTAATATTTTTGTTATATCATCATGCACTTCCATCAAAGGTTCACACCCACTACTGACACCACCAAACCCACTAATAGGTTCACCAGCTGGCCTTACTTTTGAGTAGTCAAATTTCATTGGAGCAGTTCCATGAAAGTAACTTTCTAACAGCAGCTTTAGTGACTCAACCCAACCCTCACGAGTATCTGGTATTTCATAAAGTTGTTCACCTCTATCCTTTTCAATCCCCTTTACTACTATTTCACCAGCACCCTTTGTATCAAAACCAACTCCTACACCCAACATACTAGCATCCATTAGAAAACAGAATGGTTTAGCATAATCATCTTTGATTGTTGAGGTTGATACAAATGCACAATTGTTTAGGGCGGCGTATAAACCTTTCTCTTCGGTTATGGCTGTTCCCATAGCCCAAAGACCTCGGCCAGGTGGCAGAAACTTCATACTGAAAATTCGCTCATACATATCTTGAGCCGACTTTTGAGCTTGCCACGGATTCCACCCTAATTGATGTGAATCAATATGATTTTTTTGCATAGAGTAAGTTCCCTCTACGACTCTTTTAACTGTTTCCCACCATCTTTCATTCTTACCGTCTTTTTTAATTCTTGAATAGGTTCTCATATAAACTAACTCACCCAAACCATTAAAACCAAATGGTGGCTTTTTTCTTTTAAATTTATTTATAAAATTTTCTGATAACATAAATTTTTCCATCTTCACTCCTGATTAATTTGTTTAATTCTCACAATATATAAATATAATATATACTGATTCTTATCTACTCAAATCCTTCTGTTTTTGGTTTTAAATCATTATATTTCTTAGACAATGTTTTCCTTAAATATTCTTCTGAATTATCCATCTTACCTTGTGTTTGTTTACCACCTTGCGTTGAGGCTTCGTACACTTGTATATGACCTGTATTCGTATTAATTTCTGCAGGAAATGTTATACCATCAACACCAAATCTATTTTTAATTACATGCACCCTACCGGTATTAGCAATCTTATCCTCTACCTTACGACTTACAGACATAACAAAATCCGCTGTCATAACCTTAGAATAATCTTCAGCAACCTTACTTGCATCAATCACTTCTTCTTCTAATGAACTTCTGTTTGCCTGTGATGCTGTCCATATTGGAACATCAAACTCACCAGCCATACCACGAAGATTCTCATAGGTTTCACCTGTTGCGTGCCTCTTCTCTTTATAGAATGTGGTTGGTTTTAGTATGTCAGCGTAATCCACAATCACCACATCAGGTTTTATTTCTTGTATCTCCATCTGTTTAAGATGAGAAGCCAATGTATTTACAGAAGCAGAACGGGTAGGATAGTATTTGATAATCAACTTACCCTTTAAACCATCTATAACTTTTTGAACTTCGTCTTGATGAAACTTAATATTAGCAGTTGGTGTTCCACTAAATACTGTATCGTATCTTAGACCAACATAAGCCTCATTCAACTCTAAAGTATAATGAACCACAGTTTTACCTTGCTTTACTAAGTGAGCAGCCAGAGATTGTAAACACCAAGTCTTACCAATACCAGCAGGCGCAACTAAGACACCTAACTCACCACCAGCCAATCCACCATCCATTACATTGGTAATAGAATCCCAAGGTGTTGGTAATGTATTTCTTACTGATGATGTAAGTCTATCTTCTAACGATATGATATAGTCATGTCCTAAATCCCTTTCACTGCCAGCTTTCATAGCTGCATCAATTATTACTTTTATTTCATCGTATTTCTTTTGTTCTAACAAATCAACAGATTGCATAATCGATTCTTTAATAACCTGATTCTTACAGAAACCTAATGTCTCTTGTTTTACAAATTCTAAATCAGTAGCCTCAATATTTCTCCAAGCTTCTTTCAAATTTTCTATGATGGAAACTTTAAGAACATCATCATCCATCTGAGTTATTTTTATTTTTAGAACCTCTAATGTTGGAGCTTTTCTAAACTCCATAAAGTATTTAGCTATTTCTTTTGTTAACCACTTATTAGCATCTGAATCGAAGTATGCTGGTTCTAATATATCATTTATAGTTTGTATAAACTTATTATCCGACAATAAAGATGAGATTATCTTTGATTGAAATGTCGGACCGAATTGATTAAAATTCTCACTCGCCATATAGTTCTCTTCTTTGTATTTCTTTTAGTTCCATTTGTTTTTTTCTACGATAACGTTCCCTAGCTTTCGCTTGTAGAACCGCTCTATTTCTACGATAATAATCCATAGACCACCTACGTTGGGCTTCCTTCTTTTCTTTTTCTGAATTATACTTGCGCTTTCTTCCCATGTGTTTTCTCTGCCATTTGATTGAGTTTAGCAAAACATTGTACCAACCAACTATCCATATTTGGTAATGTTGCAAATAGTCTATCCTCAATAAATCTCTTTTGGAATTGTATTTTATTTAACCTATTGATAGGTTCTCTGATTTTATCTAAGATTTTAGTTTTAGCAGAAGCGCTGATGTCTACTTCATCCAACTGCATCAACATATAGTTTCTCTTCAATAACTCTTCACTCTCTTTAAGTTTTTCATCTTCTTTAATAATGTCATCTATATTAAGTATCTTATCTTCGAGTAAAAGTGGTATTTTTTTTTGAATAGTTTTCAATCCCCAACCACGAACTCCATTTATGTTATCGGATTTGTCTCCATCTATTGCTCTGTACACAGCAAAGTTATGGGATGGTATACCATAGTCCTCTAATACTTTAGGAGGATCGTACATCTTCTTCTTCGTAGGAGACCAAACTGAAACCCTATGATTTACCAATTGAAGAAAATCTTTATCCGTAGACATTAGGATTATATTAGATGTTTTTAGAATCTGTTTGGTGGTGTAAGCCATCGTATCATCAGCTTCTATACCCTCAATGGTAATCGTTGTGATTGGAAGATAATCTAAGTAATCTATAACCCTTGTTAATTGCATAATCATAGATTGATGTTCATCTTCTTTATCGTTGAAATCATAGGAACGATTTAGTCTTTCTGACATATTCCTACCAGCCTTATACTCTGGAAATAATTTCTTTCGGCGGTTAGACCCGCCCTTACCATCAAATACTATGACAGTTCGGGTAGGTCTAATTGTTCGTATAGCGTATCCGACTGACCTAAGAAAACCAACTATTCCCCCAACGTGAGCTCCATCATCATTGAGAGTTGGTATAGCGCTGAAACATCTTATGAATGTATTCAAACCATCTATAATCAGTACCTTATCATTAGGTTCTTCTGAGTCTAATTTACCGCCTTTGTTTTTTATTTCTTCAAGTATGGAAAGGTATTTAGCATTAGTCACCTAAAACCTCTTCTGTAATCTCTACATCATCAATACCCAAATCAGCTTTGGTGTATTTTAATATAACCTTATCACAAATCATTTTGTAACAATAAGACTTGAACTCTTCATCTTCCAACTTTTCAGACCAATCCTTAGATTGAAACTTTATCTCTTCACCATTATGGTCTTTCATAGTGTACCAAGCACCACCAACCTTAACACAATTGTGGTCTTTAAGTACCTGTAACCAACTACCCTCGTCATCTACACCACTTTCAAAGTACAGAGGAAACTCAGCTTTTCTAAGTGGAGGACCCAAACGATTCTTAATTACTTGTGCCAGAATAGTCATACCAATAACATTCTTTTTATTGTCTTTAATCTGACCTTTATTCTTTAATCTAACACGAGTTGATGCGTGAAATGGAAGAGCCTTACCACCTGAAGTAGTCCACGGGTCACCAAACATTACACCCAACTTTTGTCTTAACTGATTTGTAAATACTAAAGCTATTCTCTGTCTACCAATCATCTGAGTAATCTTTCTCATAGCTTTACTAATCACAATAGCCTTTGATGTAGCCCAACCATCTTTGTCATAGTCTGCATTCAACTCAACCTTTGTTGTAGCAGCTGCTAGTGAATCTACTAAGATAGTTACTAACCTATCCTTATCTGATTCTCTGACCTTAGTTACTATTTCTTCTATAGCCTCAAAAATATCTTCTACTGTTTCCAAATGAAGATACAACATGCTATTAATATCCACACCAATAACTCCTAAGAACTCCTCACTTACTGCTGTCTCTGTATCTATGTAAACAGCGACACCACCCTTCTTTTGAGTTTCGGCAAGCAGATGGGCACCAACTAATGATTTACCACTACTTTCCAAACCATTTAATTCTGTAATTCTACCAACTGCGATACCACCCTCAGGCCTATTTGATATTGCTAAATCCAACATCGTTGAACCAGTTGATATAAATTCTTTTACATCTGTTGGTGTGTTATCTGTTCCATCTAAGAAATATGCAACCTTATAATCTTTGAACTTTTTATTTAAAGAGTCGGCAAGAACTCCAGCTAAGTCATCTTTAACTGACATTTAATTCTCCTAATTAAATAGTGGGTGTGTCCGGCTTTGTAAAGAATCCTTTGCACACACTCGGTTTTATTAGTGTTGGCTTCAACACCCACTACACTTTATTTATTACTTATTGAACAACTCATCGAAAGCAGCACTAGCATCTTCAACCTTTGCTGACTCAGCAGCAACAGCAGATTTTGGCGCAGTTTCTTTCTTCTCTTCACCTTCACTAGCTTCAGGATTTAACCATTGGTTAAGAACACCTGTTAGCTCTTCATATGAGAGTTCTTGGTACAATTCGGTTATGTCTTTTTGATTCTCTAAGAGATTTTCTAATTGTGCCTTATCTTCCACGATTGGAGTCTGATTAGGTTTGACACGAATAGCTGTCTTAGGAAAAGAAGCACCACTTTCCTCAGCAGTAATAAACTCTACTGATACATCACGACCACTTACTGGATCGGTAATATCACCATAGTCTGGATCTGCTATAACGGAAAGTAATTCTTGATAGACTGTTTTACCAAAGCCCCAAAAACGAACACCTTGAGTTTCCTCACCACGAACAATTACTGGCGCAAATGTTCTCATCTTTGACTCTAACTTACGAGCCATCTGATACTCTTCCCTGTTGCCACTCGTTTTAAGTTTTTGAGCAAACTCTTCGATTGGGTCAGGACGACCAAATGTGATTGGTGATAGATAGGTTTTATTATTCAAACCAAAGTGAAAAAACAATTCAATGAAAGGATTATCCTTATTGTGTTTATAAGGTAAAACTCTAATTACTTGTTTTCCTGGTTGTGGTTTCCATAGGTTTGAAGTCCTATTGTTTGTGGTTTGTAGCTGGTTAAGCCTATTACGAATAGAATTAATATCCATTTGTTAATCTCCTTATTTTATTATTTATTTTTCATTTATCAGTTACTTTGTGTAACCTATAATATATATCACATGATTTAGTGAAATACAATTATTTTTTAATTTTCTTGATAATCTTTTATGTCTACTATGCTGTGAATTTTAGTTGGTATTTTATTTAGCCCATTGTCATTTGTAAGTAATAAGCTATTCTGATATTGTTCCCAAGGGATAGGAAATCTCTTATCTAATATACCACCATTTAAACTTCTGATAACCTCATTAAGAGCGTTGATTGTGTATAGTGTATTGCTTTGCTTCTTCCTATGTAATGAGATTGTATTTGGTATATCCTCTGGATGATTATCGGGATCGTACTCAACATTATATGTACAGATGAGCTGGTTGTTATCCTTACCATTCTGAAACACGTATACCTTTTCGTAAAGTATATCGTTACATAGAATGATAAGGCTTAGAATATCTCCTAACCTATCTTTCTGTGTGAATGTGCAGAGTAGTTGAGTTTTCATATTAATTTTCACTATACAGAGATTGTAGCTTGTCTAATTTTTTTTGTCTGTTACTTCTCGCTTTATCTGATAGGTTTGAATTTTGAAGTTGAACTTTTAATATTTCAATCTGTTTCATATCTAATGTTTTGTTTACTTCTTTTCTAGAATCATCAATAACTTGTTCTTGTTCTTTATCTTCTTGAAGTGTGCTACCAAAATATTTTAGGTTTGAGAACTCTTCTGTCATATAATTATGGTCATCTTTCGTAGGCCTTCTTTTAGCACCACCCCTACCTCTTCCAGCTGGAATATAGATAGCCATCGTTTGATTGAAAGGTGGTTTTTTAAAATCAACATCATCCACACTTTCTGGTAATTCAACACCCTTTTTTATCCAAAAATCTTTTACCTTTTGATAATAATCCGAATCCGGTTCTATACCCTTAGTTTTATCTCCTTTTAAATACATAGTAATTGTTTTAGAATCAGGATGATAATAATTATGCGCTTTCATCATAGCATTTGTTTCAACCGTATCCGCGTTTCTAATAACATATTCGTGATATGGCGGCACTCCACCATTTTCGACCAAATCTCTATAATACTTTGTAATTAATCTTTTCCTTTCCGATGTATATTCATCTATAAGTCTTTTCTCTTCTGGATTCTCAGCAAGTTTCCTTCTAATAGAGTTTAATAGTTTATCATTAATTAAAGAGCCTTTAAACTGATTTACAGGTCCAGCCATCAAATCCATATTAGAAGTAGGATCATCATATTTTGCCTGTAAAGGTTCTAATTTAGCTATTACCCTTTTATCATAATCAGTTAACTGTTCTTTCCTCTTTTTCATTATTTCTTGTAATGAATTACCATCAGCTGGTTTTTTTGCTTTAAGTGATAATCCATCAAACTCACCAGATTCAACCACATCACTTTCAGCAGTTGTGAATGGTATTCTGTGGTCTGGCTCCATATGACTTAATGGTAATGGTTTACCTGTAACTGGGCTTTTAGCATCATTTTTAATGTATAATCTAATTATCTCTCTAGCTCTTTTATAACCAGGTGAATTTGTATCCAAACCAGGATATCCCTCTTCACCTTTTTTTAATTTTGTTAATTTTGTCAAGTGTCTAGGAACTGCTCCACCTTTTGCAAATCTTTTTATTAGATTCTCAAATTCTTTTTCTTCTAAATTATCTTTTAAATAATCTATAGACTTATCTAAAGTTTTATCGTTTACTTCCCTCTGAATTATGTTTGGATGAACATAAGGTTCTTCATTAAATTCCTCACCTTTTTGTTCAGCTTCTAACCTTCTTTTATCTTGTTCCATTCTTTTTTCTGTAAATTCTTTGAGATCTTTCACATCTTGAACCGATGGAGAGTTAGAACCGCCACCACTTTTTAATCGTACAGCTTCTCTATTTTCTAATATAAAATCCAAATCATCTTTTAAATCTTCAGCAATTTGTATTTGTTTTTTTGTTACATTCTGTTTTTTAGATTTTTCTTCCTCTTCATCATCAGATGTAGGTCTTTCATAATCAGGAGATATACCTTTATTAGAATCTACATCCCTATCAAACTCGCTTGGTTCATCTAATTTCTCACCACTCTTCTCATCATCACCATCCTTATCAATCTTTACTAATTTACCATCATCATTTTTAAATGATATACCCTTTTCGTTTTCTTTTCCATAACCTTTACCCTTCCATACAAGACCCATCTTTTTAACTTTCTCTTTGTCTTGTTTAGATAGGGGTTTGTTTTCACCATTTGCTTCTAATAACGTATTTAACAACTCAGCTCTAGCATTTGAAGGCCAACCAAAGTTCTTTAATACTTTTTCTAAAACAATAAGTTGAGCTTTATTCTTAACATTAGGTTTACCATCTGATGTCTGGTAAGCCCACTCTACTAATATTTTATTTAAATCTGTTATCATTTAAATTTCTCCGTAATGTCTTTCATTTCGTGGTAGTTCCAACCCTTACCTACCTTTACAGGAAACTTACCACTTTGTTCGATAATTTTCTTCATTTTATGTATGAAATTTAAACCATCTGGCATATAAAAGTCAAATAAAAAAGAATCATAGCTATACAGAATTAATTTACTTTTGTAACCTTCTATTTCTGGCAGTAGCTCTGTAAGCATTCTCATATTGCTTTCTGTTTCCATCAATTGAATAAGATAGTTAAATACTTTGTTCTTATTCATATCAGAGAGGTTTTCCCTATATATTCTCTTATTATAAATATCAGATTCTATGAAATTATTCGATTTATAGCTCTTCCAAACCTCATCTATGTATAATTGTACCTTAGCAAAAAATGGATTATCCTTTACCACTTCATCCGGTATATGTCCATATAGATACTGAAATGATAAGGATTTAGCTTCATTATAGTCTACACCATATAATTTAGCCATATGATTGTGTACTGAACCCTTTGGAAATTTATAATCTATGACATCTGCAATCAACCTTAGATGATAAGCATCATAATCCATCTCAATCAACATACCATCCTTACCATATCTACTAATAAACTTCTTTCTACTACCATCCGTTTTATTAAGAGCAGCAAAGTTTAATCCACCAAATCTATTGGATGGGCGGCCTGTAGCAGTATATGGATTATATTCTGAATACACCATACCATCTATGGTCTGTAATCCATTACTTTCTACTTTGTTTAAACTTTCTAACACATCAAAGTTATAAGTTTTAAATGTAGGTTCTGTATTTTTATTACCCACCAAAGCAGCTAATTTTAATATATCTACCATCTTTCTACAATATTCAATATGCTTCATTATAGGTATCAGACAATTTATATTTGGTTGTCTGTAATAGGTTCTGTAAAAATACTCATGTGCATTTGTCACTATATCATCTAATGACAATGGTTGGTTTTTTTCCAAATAATAATTCATCTGTAAGTCTTTGACTTCTTCCCAATCAAAAAAGTGTAATAGCTTTTTCTTATCATATGTAAATTTATCTTTAGGAGACCAAACCATATCCGTATATTTTTCAGGATCTAAATTAATAGCGTCTGTGTGTCTGAATGGTAGAACGTATTCTTTCAAATCACCATCTAACATCTTTATGTATAACAAACATAGCTTGGTATCCATCGGATGTTTATTTTCATCACATTGAATAGGAATAACAATAGAATCATAATCATGAAACTCACGACTAAATTTTACAAATTCTTTTTCTGTTTCCACTATTACCAATACAACTTACTCCAAATTTCTGTTGTTTTTGGGTATACCTCATACATTAATTCTTTCATAGCCTTAGCATACTCTTGTATCTCCCATTGTGATGTTTTCTCATCTCTAAGTTCAATAAAGTTTACAATCGCCTGAAACGAAGCAGTCCAATAAACCTCTGTGTACTGATTCAATGGAAGTATTATTCTTGCCTGTTCCTTTGCCATACCAGCCGCAACCATCCTATCATATGACATACGAACCTTTCTCATCAGTTCATCGTAGGTATCATCCATTCTTTTCTGTTGTAAGTCATCCAACACACCCTCCGATGCTTGTTTATTATCTTCCGATTGCTTTCTCCAAACCGATGGGTGATAATAATCCTCTACTGGCACATACCTACCACTAATTTCATTCCAAGCGTGGTCCTTAGCAGAACTATTGGATGTTGTTTCTATACCAACCACGTGTTTATACCATTGTCTCATTACAAACTCTGGCGCCTTAATATGGAACTGAACCTGTAGATGTCTGAATGGAGAGTAGTGTTTGTACTTAGCTAAATACCTAACCAACCTTTCATCTGATTTATCAAACTTTTCTTTTCTTTTACCAAACGATACGCGTGCTGAATTGACGACTGTTAAATCATTTCCTAATGAATCTACAACCTCAATAAAGCCTTTATCAAGAACTTTACTTTTCATTTTATATAACCCTTTTTATTTCTTATAATATATATTGTACTAAAACTCCAAAATGTAAATTATATGTTAACATTGTTCTGGTGCTTCTATGATATTACCACCAGCATCTAATTCAGTTTGGTTTCCATCATTACCCAAATAGTTACCATCAGCATCAACACCAATTCCAGGTATACCATCAGTCCAAGTACCACCAGCAGCCTCACAAGCTGCTTTGGTTGTGTAATCAGCACCAAGGGAACAGGTGCCTGGAGAACCAGCTCCTGTGTTTGTGATAATATTACTCTGGCTTGTTGTACTATAGTTTGCTAAGAAGTCAGCAAAATTTGCTTTCATAAAATCTAACATAGCCAATAAAGCATTTCTTTTATCCTCAGCACTACCTAAATCTTCCTCAAACCTATAAAACTGAAATGGGGATAGTATCCTTTTTATGCTTGGCATGGTGCGAGATGCTCTATTTATTTCCCTAATATTCTTTGAGTAAACAATATCCTTTTCACCTGCGATATTCCACGTTAACTCTACATATTCATATAAGGGGGATGAGCTAAAATCACCCTCACTAATTTCAAACGATGGTTGAGTCTTATCATTAGATTGTTTAGCAAAGTATCTTTTATAGCTTTTTTTTCTGTAGTCATCCTCTGTCGGTATTGTAGTTTGACTATTTAGCTTTAATGGTTTCTGTTTATTTAAAGAGTTGTAATAAGTAAATTGTGTAACATCGCTTTTTAATGGATATATTAACTTACTTAGGTGACTGTGTTCAGCTCCTGTCATAAAGTGTTGTGTTAATTGAGAGGTGTAATGTATATGATAGGGGGTGCCTGACTTTACCATCTTTGAGTTTTCATCATAAAACTCATTTGCCTTTGTTACCAAGTTCTTAACTGCTCTTTCTGTTGACTTATGTATAGCATTCACCACCGGATTGGTAAGAGGTAATTTATTTTTTCTAGCATCAAATAACATCTGTAAGTCTGAATTAGCATTCTGTACGTTAGTAGTTTCCTCTACATTATCATTTTGATATTGTGTGGTATTAGTCTGATTATTATTTTGTCCAGTTATGCCAGCTGGTGGTGGTCCTCCTGAACCTGCGCTGTATGCCATTTATATATTCTCCTATCCTTAAAAATCTGGATTGTATTGTCCATACCAATAAGTACTCCTATCCGACCTTAATAGACCATCAATAAGTATGGGTGTTGTATTTAATCTGAAATTTGTAGTATTTACCCTACTGACACCTGATTCATTTCGCTCCTCTATGTATTTGTGAAAAAATTCTTCTCTAGTATCGAAACTTTGTTGATCTCTCAATAAAGTGTCTGTTTTTGCACCACCAGGCTGCCCATTAGATTGTAAGTATAATGGTCTCCAATCCTCTCTAATACTATATAATACCTCATTCTGTTCATAAGTTCCCTTATAAACGTCATTTAAATCAGTTATTTCCTTTTTACTAGATTTTATTACCAATGGTTCTTTCTTTTTTTGCTTTTGTTTCTTTTTCTCAACCCTTGGTTTTGGTGGAGCTGGTGGTTTTTCCCAATCATCAAAGTTAGGAAATTCAAAATTATCTAAAAAATTTGTTTCATAATATTCAAGATCTTGTTCATCCATTGGAACCGGTATTACAGGTCTTGCAACATCTGGAATAGGAACAGGCTTAGGTGGTATTGGTAATATAACAGGATCTTCAAGTACATTAAAACTGGTATCTAATTTCAATACATCTCCTATATCCACTTCCGTGTCGCTTGGAACAGGAGTAGGTGGACGTGAAACAGGTGGCGGTGGTGGTGGTGAAGGTAAATTAGAAAAATCATCAAAGTCCAAGTCATCAAGAGTCAAATCATCGGCAATATCCTCATTATCTGATGGAACAGGTATCTTAGGTCTCTCTATTGGTTTTGGTGTTTCTCTTTTGATGGTTTCAGTACTAGCCCTTAAATTTTCCTTATCAGGTATGTGATTAATTCTCATCTTAGTAACCACCTCTGTAGACCAAGTAGCAGAATCAACCCTCTGATTCAAACCAAGCACCTGAAAGTATGTGTATGGACCATAATTTGTATTGTCATCAAATATTTCAACACCATATTCTTTCTGTATATAATTGGTATGAACCAAATCGCCTGGAGACACACCACCTATACCATCTATTTCTAAGGTTAGCTCTGCTGGTATTATGGTGTCTACTTTTAAGTAATCGTTTTCTTCTACTTTAAGAGAACCATTCAATCTACTTCTTACTAACTTTTCTGCATCTTTTCTTATCTTTAAAATTCCTTTGTTTTGGCTGTAAGCAAATAACTGTGGTTTCTCATCTTTAATATCAAATTGTCCTTTTCTTGATTCATCCCTAACTACTTTAGTTGTTGGTTCTAGTTCTTCACCTAAAGGTTCACCAGGCACCTCTTTATACGCCTCAATAATTTGAACTATATTATTATCAGTATCAAATGATAATTGTATTTTTGGTGGAATAAATTCTTCAGAACTTTCTTGAACTATCTGTGTATCTCCGCTCCATTGTTTATACCATGGTAAGTTTGTGTCTATAGTAATACCATGCTCACTATCCCTTATTATTTTTGAATTGGGATTCGTCTTATGGCTTCCAACCTTTTGTCCAATTATTGAACCACCGGTGGATAAATGAGCAGGCATCATATCTATCAAATATTTATCATCAAATTTACTGTCTTGTCTACTAAAGAGTTTCATTATTTCCGGATTATTATAAGCAGCATTGCTTGTCTCTGTTTTCTCCGGTTTGTTTGAACCGTATAATATAGTCAAAGCCATAGCATCAGGTATCTTAAAGGATAAATTCTGATTCTTTACGATGCTACCAGCCTTGAAGGAAGGAAACTTATAAATTCCTAAATCATTTACCCTATGG